TAGGCAATTATATTATGGATAAATCGGTTGAGTTACGAGAGCAATTTAAAGAAGCCAAGCTCAAATCAATTGAGAATGTTGTTTTAAGTAAAAACAGCGTAGTTCAAGAATTTCTTTCAAAAGAAACATCTTTGCTACAAAAAGGTAAAGAAGTTAATTTATCAGAAATGAATGAAGTTTCTCCAGTACCTTTCATACCGAATGGAACGCTTGTTAGGTTCAATGTAATTCCGCCACGTAAAAGAAAAGCCATTATAAAAGATTTTTACTTTTTGTGGATTGAATAATGGCTAGTGGTTGTATTGTTGGTGATTGTCCAGTGTGCAATGAATGGATTTTTGAGGATGAATGGACATTTGCTAGGAACGGACAAATAATTCACACGTCCTGCAGACCTCGAAGTAACAATAAATATGTTCATATTATTAGTGATTTACAGGATGTTGTAAAGAAAACCGAAAAAGAGGTTTTTACCTTAAAAGAAGCTTTGGAAGATATTATCGAGGCAGATAATGCGACTGATTTTATTAGGTTTAGAGCAAAGCAGGCAATTAATAGCTTAGTTGATTAGGAGGGAAAGAGGATGAAATTATTAATATGGAAAATTAAAGTATTCTTGATGAAATTAAGATATCCAAGTGCTGGATATTACGAAAGAATGTGTCTAGTAGCAGGATATAAACGTTCCGATATAGATAGATGGGTTGATGAAGAAAAGAGAATAGGGGCTTATGCAAGTGATGTTGAAATGCGAGAAGATTTGTGTGAATCAGAAGTCGGTTGCTGGGAATGAGTGAACATAAGGTAGGTTTAGTTTAGCCTCACGCCTCACTCCTATAAAAAATATACTGACCATAAAGGAGTGAGGTTATGAAATTGTTGGCAGTAGCAGTTGTTATCACAATATTTTTTCTAATAAATCATAAAGAAAGGGAGAAAGTTCTTGAAACTTTTACCTTGCCTGAATTTATTCGAAAATCGAATGGCAAAGAAGATAATATAATTTACAGTATTAATGAAAGTAAATATGAAATTAGCGAAGTTCTAGATTGTGATGATGGAGGAGAGTAGTAAACAAAAGATAGAAGGTGTAAACTTGGCAACAGATAAAAATGATAAAACAACAGCAGAAATTGATTTGCAGAAAAATGCAACTTATATTGTTAAAGATGGTGAACTAAAGCAGATACCAATGCCTCCAGAAGGATTCGGAAAACAGATAATAAACTGGCAAGGGGGAAAACCTTGTACAGGTATGTTAGAGCAAATATTAAAATTTTAATATAAGCTTGTCGGGAAAACCGAGGGCAAAAATCATTTATTGCGAGTTAATCGTGATGTTGATTTTTGTCCTCTTTTTATTTTTACGCAGAGGAGACAAGATTATGAATCCATCTTTTAAAAGTCAGTTGAAAGAATGGCAAAAGCGACATCAAGAAGTTGCTCCTAAGAAAAAACACACTCACTCTCAGAAACCTAAAAAGCCAAAATCTGAACGATTAAGCAAATTAGAAATACACAGCCTAATGGGAATAAATAGAGCAACGTACAGAAGAGGGAAAGGCGGAGCATTTAGACAGCACTAAGGGAAGGACGGTGTTAACGCTTTGAAAGAGTTATTATCTGAATATAGACAGACATTGAAGGAAACCCGTTCATTACTTGCAAGTATAGATAAAAAAATAAAGGAATCTAGAAATACATCACCACAACTAGAAGAAGATAAAAAAATCGTAAATAGTTGGATATCAAATCTACAGTACTCTATTAAATGGCTTAGCACCGGAAAGCGCCCAGGTTCGAAAAGAGGAATCGAAAGGCGATCTGTTTACCAGAAAGAGATACTAATAGATGGAATGGAAATTGCTAAAGTAATTGATAATGGTCACATTTATTATCCTGAAGAGGAGTCTATCGAATCGGAAGAAGAACAAGTATATTTTGAAAAGGTTACAAACTCTATCTTAGATGTCTTGACTGAAAAAGAACGTGAATTATACAAAATGCATCTTAATGGACTAGCTCCATTTGAAATATCTAAATATATGGGCATGCCGTATAAAACAGTGTACAAATCTATTAATAGGTGCAAAGAAAAAATAAGAAATGAGGACGTGAGTTTTTTATGATTGAAGTGGAGCCAATTAAAGACCCAGAGCAATTAGAAAAACTCTGTGAATACTTAAAGGAAAAGAATTATAGAAATTATGTAATGTTTATGATCGGTATTAATACGGGACTACGCATATCAGATATTTTAAAACTAAAAGTGAGTGATGTCCGTGACAAGGAATTTATTATAACAACTGAAATCAAAACAGGAAAAAAGAAAAAAGTAATTATTAGTTTACCTTTGAAAAAGGTTTTAGAGCCTTTTATTAAAGGGAAGGACGGAAACGAGTATTTAATATTGAGTCAGAAGAAGACTAGCACAGGGATGGAAAAACCAATAACAAGAGAAGCTGCTTATATGATTATTAAGGCAGCAGCTAAAGCAATTGGGTTTACAGGGAATGTCGGAACACACACGATGAGAAAAACATTTGGCTACCATTATTATAAAAAGTATAAGAACCTTGCTAGATTGCAGAAAATATTTAATCACAGAGAAGAGCATATTACACTCGTTTATATTGGAATAGATCAAGAAACAATCGATAGAGAAATCAATAACTTATGGAGATGAGCCGACTAAAGGTCATCTCTTTTTTTGTGCTCTTACATAATTAGTATTCATATATTTAATTTAAAAATAAACAATAATTTAACGTAAAGTGGTAGAGTTGTAAATTATTTTTTAATAGATTTAAGAAACATTGATATACAGGCATTTATAGGTGATGAATTTATTTAACAATACTAAAGATATGTTAAATTATTGGGGATAAAACAGGGTGACGGGAGAACTTGCCACCTATAAGTTGAGAAGGCAATTATAGAAATGCTATTTAGAACGGAGCAGTGAGCAGTAAATGAGCATAACACCAGATAAGTTAAGGTGGCTTGAATCTCTAATAAAGCAAGATGATATGCTGCCATTCTATAACTGGCGTGGCTGGCGAAAGAAAAGGAAAGAAGCTCTGGAGCGCGATAACTATGAGTGTCAAGAATGCAAGCGCAAAGGAAAATACAAGAAGGCACAAAACGTCCACCATATACAGGAAGTAAAGAATAGACCAGATTTAGCTATGACTCTTGAAAACCTAGAATGCCTTTGTATAGCCTGTCATAACGAAATTCATGATAAGAGACTAAGGCAAGATAAGAGAATGCCATTTGTTAACGAAGAGAGGTGGTAATGATGGGAATCAAAGCTTCTTGTGATGCGTGTGGTCATATTTTCGAAATAGAAAAGCTACAGACAAGAATTATTCGTGATGACCTGAAAGTCCATTACTTCACTTGTCCTAGTTGTAAGTGTGAATATAAGACGCATTACACTAACAAAACAATCGAGAAGCAACAGGACGTAGTAAGACGTGCAAGAGCAGCAATGAACAACAGTAAACTATCTGACGAAAAGCTAAAAGACAAGAACATGACACTTCAAATTGAGCAAGCAAAGTTAAAAAACTTGATGCACGAGCTTGCTATTGAGATTGAAAAGAATAAATTCTAACACAGTCCCCCCTTAAAACTTTTTCACTTTTTTTCGGGGGACTGTACAACGCAGGGGGCACGACGGAGAAAACATTTTTTTATTTTCTCATGTGATTGGGGGTGCACACAAATTGCAACTATTTCGAATGGAATTATTAAGGGAGGCGGTGTGGGTGCGTGAGCTATATTGAGGATGCCTATTTAGATTACCGTGAAGGTATGAAATACAAGGATATTGCTGAGAAATACGATGTTTCTATCAATACAGTAAAGTCGTGGAAAAGAAGGTATGAATGGTCACGGGAAATAAATTCTGAACAGCTAAAAAGTGTGCAAAAAAAAGAAGTGGCTGCACTGAAATTATCACCAGGTCTTAAAAAGAATCGAAAGTTAATTGAAACAGACTTAAAAAAACAATTAGAAGCTTCCGGAGCTACACATGCACATTACTTAGATTTGGTAAACGACTATTTATCATTATGGGACGTCAAAAATAAATTAATTGCTGATATTGAAGAACGAGGCGTTGTTATTGAGTGGTCTAATGGAAAGCAAGTAAGTCAAAAAAAGAATGATAGTATTAGTGAGCTTAACAAAACAAATGCCCAAATGTTGAAGTTGCTTTCTGAACTTGGATTGAAAGCTACTGATATTGCAAAAGAGGATGGCGAAGGCGATGACGTCTAATTCTCATCCTTATATTGATAAATATATCCATTTGATTGAATCTGGAGAAATAGTTGCTTGCAAAGAGCAACATCTTTTGATTGCTTTTGTAAAAAAGACATTAAATCGCAGTGATGTGTATATTGATTCCAAAAAAGTTACAGAAAGCGTGGAAGTACCAGCAAAATATTTCCCTTATTCCTTATATCCTTGGCAACAATTTGTGAATGTTTTTATATTTGGACTTCGGTGGAAATCAGATGATTCTCTTGTATTCAATCGTTATCTTATTTATATGGGCCGTGGTGCAGGGAAAAACGGGTTTATTTCGTATGATTCATTTTATATGATGTCTAAACAGCATGGTATCCGCAATTATAGAATCGACATAGTTGCAACAAGTGAAGATCAGGCTAAGACATCATTCCTTGATGTATATAACGTGTTGGAATCACCAGAAAATGAAAAAAGGTTAAAAAATGCATTCTATCGTTCTAAGGTTGAAATACGAAATAATTCTACAAAGAGTTCAATGTTTTATAACACATCTAATGCTCGTACTAAAGATGGTAAACGTCCTGGATGCGTTATATTTGATGAGGAACACGAGTATGACAACTATGACACTATTAAGGTCTTTACATCTGGTGGGGGTAAAATAGATGATTATCGAGAATTTCACATTTCAACAGATGGAAATGTGAGAGGTGGTCCTCTTGACGATTTAAAAGAAGAAGCCAGAATGGTACTTAACGGAGAGTTGGACATTGATAGTTCAACTCTTTTTCCTTTTATTTGTAAATTAGATGATCCTAAGGAAGTCGATGACCCAAATTTATGGACAAAAGCTAATCCATCATTACCATATAACGAAACATTAAAGCGGAAAATGATGAATGAGTATCATCAAATGCAGAGAAATGCAGCTATTAGAATTGAGTTCATGACTAAAAGGATGAACTGCCCAGTTGAAGATACTCGTTTTGAAGTTGCCAGTTATGAGGATAGGCTAGCTACCAATCAACCAATACCTCCACAACTAAAAGGCATGGATGCAATCGGAGGTTTGGATTTTGCCGATGTCCGAGACTTCTGTTCTGTTGGTGTATTGGCGAAGTATAAAGGAAAACGATACTGGCTGCAACACACTTTTATTCATCATATGGCATTGCAGTTGCAAGACATTAACAAAGACATTATTCAACTATCTTTAGATAAAGGACTAGCTGAGATTGTTTACGACAAATCAATTAATCCGGATAGAGTAGTAAATTGGTTTATAGAGAAATCCAAAACGTTTTATATCAAAAAAATATGTATGGATACATTTAGGGCAACAATATTAGGACCCAAACTAGAAGAGGCTGGATTTGAGGTTGAAATATGCAGGACAGGTAACTTTACACATAGTAAATTATCACCGATTGTAGATGATTCCTTTATAAATCAAACTCTAGTATTTGGGAACGATCCATTAATGCGCTGGTATGTCGGGAATGTTTATGTGGACTACCTGAATAATGGTAATAAAGAATATAAAAAAATAGACAAAGAGAAGCGAAAGACTGACGGTTTTTTCGCTTTTTTGCATGCTCTTAACGCAGATCATGAATTAGAAGATTTCGGGGAAATTGATTTGAATAACTTCAATTTCAAACCTATCATTTTTTAAGTGAGGTGAGAAGATGAGCTTTTCGAGTTGGGTGAGGCAATGGAATCCTTTTAGCAAAAGTACTGATGCAGGAATAGAGACTGTTTTTGTTAGTCTACTAGCCACGGAGGTTTATAAAAGGATTGCAGTTGATGCGTGTATAAATTTGATTGCAAACGCACTTGTTCGATGTGAATTTAAAACCATCGACAAGGGTAAAACCGTCAAGGGAGACAACTATTATTTATTAAATGTCGCACCTAATAAAAATGAAAATGCTACTGAATTTAAAAAGAAATTAGTCAGTAAGCTTTACAAGGAAAATGAATGTTTGATTGTAATGGCTAATGAACAACTTTTTATTGCTGATAGTTTTACAGTCCAAGAGTTTGTTATGAAAGACTCTGTTTATTCAAATGTTACTGTAGGAGATTTTCAGTTTACTGGATCATTTAATGAGTCTGATGTTATCTATCTAAAATTAAATAACGAGGACATCATGAAAGTGATTAATGGCTTTTACAATGATTATGGTTCTCTCCTAGCATCAGCAAAAGACATTTATAAACGCTCAAATGCAAAACGTTTTGTATTAGAAGGTGAGTTTTTAAGAGCTCAAAATAACGATACACAAACAAAAATT